AGCGCAGAACTCAAGATATCCATGGGCTTGGTGATCAGAAGTTCATCTCCTGTTTGATTCACCACACGGAAAACAAAACTTGAGCCTGCAATATTCACAGGCTTCTGGTCTTGATTGATAAATTCAAAGAGCAGAACATTGTCCACTCCCTTGTTGATTGTTAGTTGTTTTGCGTACACTGGGTCGTACCTCGCTGTAAAATATCCGCCACTGGTGTCTATCAAAAGTACCCGGACGATTTGTTGGTATAAGTAAACGGTGGTTGAATACATAGGATCCTCAGTAAGTATTTATGGGTAATAATATCTTTGAAAAGTTGACAGAAAAATATCCCTTCATAACATTGTGCGTTTACGCCAATGCAGAATATGTGGGAGTGGTGCAGAACAGGGACGATATTGTTACAACTATCTACGACTTCGGGGCCGTTACTGATCAACAAGCCAAAATGCTGTTTCTAGAACTAGCCAGCACTTGGTGGTGGGAAAGCAATAGATCAATCCCCATAAACATTTTTTTGCGCAAAGACTGGGAACAGTTCCGCTATACCCTGCGAACTTTTGTCAACAAAGATCTAGAAATTCTACACGGTCCTGCTTGCAGTCTGCTGGACATAGTACGCAAGAAAAGCAAACGTAAATCAATTACTCTTGTACGGAGAATGGATTGATCCGAAATTTCATTGCCAACGGATGCTCGTTCACTGAATATATTAAAAATCCCGACCATGTAACAAAAACCTGGGCAACATATTTGGCACAGGATCTTGCAGTAGATCATCACGTGAACTTGGCCAGTTCGGGTGCGGGCAATGAATATATTTGCCACAGCACAATCAATTATCTTGAAGCCAACAGTTTTGATCCAACTCAAACCCTGGTGGCCGTGATGTGGTCCGGACCCACTCGAATTGATGTTCCCATGAGCAAAGATTGGTACAATCATATCAAGTTTGGTGATTACTCATGTTGTAAAACCGACAGCATTGGTCATTGGATCAACAGCGGAGGTCAAGGTGGAGGTTGGACCTATGCCGCTGTCAGCAAAAACATATTTGATAATCTATACAAAATTGTTGATCCCATGGATCTTTGCATGAAAAGTTTAAGGTATTTTATACTGTTAGAATCTTATCTCAAACAACGCGGCTACAAGTTCTTGTTTACCAGTTTTATTAACTACTGGGACACTACCAAGCAATACCCTGATATATCTGTAGGTGAATACAACCTAGGTTGGTTATGTCAAGATCAACCGATATTTAAAAACTTTGATTTTAGTAACTGGGTGTTTGTTAACGATAGCCGAGATTGCATTGGAGAATTTGCTTGGAATAGCCAATCCAATGGTGATGCACATCCTAGAGACAAAATGCATCAACGTTTTGCTAAAGAAATTTTACTGCCCAGAGTCCAGCAAATTCATGTGTAGTGCTACCAAGGCCGCATAACTGATTGCATGCGCCTTCTTAAAAGTATAGCCTTGTGAGTCGTCCCCGTCCCATACTGACGCAAATACTTCTGTCCACGGGCGTGTTTGTAAATGTGCCTTGCCCGGACGAATAATACTGATAAAGGCCGCCATCCTGGGTATTGAATCTGGTCGCATTGTTTTGAGCAAGTCTGTATAGTTGCCCACGTGTACCAGTTGACCGGCCCAGGCCCGATCAGTCCATAGTCGTTCCCAAGGCGGTGTTGCTGTGAGCATGGCTTCATAATGTGCAGGATCACGAATCAACTGATACACACTCATATTCAAGAAGTCCAGTTTGAAGTATCCACGAGATTCGGCAGTTTCAGAATCTAGTGACGCACAACCTGCTACAGGATCTCGAGGTATGTCTGTTACATAAATACCCGAATTGTGTTTCCTACCATTACTTTGTCGTGCAGGAATGTGTTCAATCAGTTTCAGTACGTCCTCGCGATTCGCAAAATCTAAATCTATATCTGCGCTCATTACCATCCTGCCTTGTTCAATATATCTTTCACATACTCTTGATCCGCTGGGTAGTTGGTAAACTTTTTTTGCCAAGCGTCCGAATCAATGTAGTGCCATACCATGGCCACTTGTTCTGTGCTCAGTTCACTTAGAAACTTTTGTCCCGACTCTGAATTGTAGATTATCCAAGGACTTATGCGTCCTGCTGTGATAGCATAGCACAAGGCATTGGTATTGCCATAGCGCATCCAGTCATGTGGGGGATTGCCTGTTTCCTCTGCCCAACGTATGCTGTGTTCTATTGCCCGAGCCAAGGCATCGTCTACTGCTTCCACACGCAAGTATTCTATCAAGTACTCTGTGTACACATTGTCACTACACCAGTGATCAATCTTTTTTTGTGCTTTGAGCAACCAGGTCATGAAACGTGGGGGTGCAATCACATGAGTGTTTACACAATAGTTTCCAAACTTGACAAATGCTCTATAGTATGGTGAGTCACAAAAGTCATCGTGTGTTTTGTTTTTGGCCGAGCCTTGCATGGTTTCATAGAACCGGATGTAGGCTTGAAAACCCATACGCACACCTGCTTCATGCTTCGCCAAACGCCTACGCTTGGGCTCACAAGAATGCACCAACATGGATGATTCTTTCATGAATGTTTTTTTGCAATACTCACACGTGAATGTCATTTTTTATCAGCGCCTGCGGATCGATTGTATGCATCTATTTCTTTTTGGGTTGTGATCTGTGCCATGACATCTATTTCGTCATCTTTATATGTGGGATACATGGCCATCAAGGCCTTGCGTTTGGCACTGAGTCCGGCTTCTTTCTTTCGGGGCGCGATCCAGGGATGACGTGGTGTTCCCAATCCGGGACTCACACTTGTGGCCATGAGCCATTGTAATTTAGGGTGCTTACCCACGTTGAAAAAGTGTTTATTCAGTCGCTCGTTGCAGGCAATCACATAAAACTCTTGCAGTTCACGTGAACCTTCCACCGCCGAGCCCCAACGTATCATGAGATAGTTTGAAAACTTTTTCTTTTCTTCTGGGGTCAAGTCATCGTAGAATGTTCTCGCCTTGCGGTCAAACATACGCATCTCATTAGCAATGTTCAGTTTATCACTCATGTTTTAGTTAGTCTATAGATCATTATAGCATGTTCTAGTGCATCTTGTAAAGTAGGATTGGTTCTTGCCGCCTGGCGAATTTCGCCCCAAAGTTTGTCTTCCATTATGTGATCATGCAAGGGTCTACCATCTTGGGTTCTTGAGTCGTAGTCAATTTGGTGACCCGTTATGGGATCATATCCATAACCTACTAGGACACGGTCAGCAGGGTCAGCACCCGACTCTCGAGCATACACTTCATTACCCACACGCTCGTAGATGTATGTTGCATCTGGTTTGAGTTGTCCCATTACCAAGCCTTGTTGTAGTCCACGATCTCGCAGTTGCGGCTGACATCTTTTACAAAGTACACACAATCGGGTTCGGGTTCGTCGTTTATGGGCACGGCCAACATCTGACCGTTCTTGAGTTTGGGTGCATACCAGTTGACTTCATGATACACATCTAGTATCTCAATATCGGGGAAACTGGGTCTGTAACTGCTAAGTGGATTGAATTGAAATACTCTAAAGCCTCTATCATTAATCGAAGTTAACGGCAACACTTCCAAGTCACCAATGTCGGGTTCACCTATCAGTATCTGCCAGTCCATGGGCATTTTGAGAGTTTGTGTTCCTATACGCAACACCAGGGCCGGCGCATTAAACGACTCTAAAAAGATCAAGGGAATAAAATGATAGTCTGGGTCTGCTGGATTCGAATTGTCTAGTATAGCAAAACGCATGTCATCAACTTCTTCGGGCAGTTGATTTAGATCGTAGTAGGTGTTGTCTAGTGTTAATATTCGCATGTTGTTATAATACAGGATTTAAAACTAAAAGTCAAGATCTTTTTTTCATGATCACGCCACAATCTGTGGTCCATTCCAGAACTTCATAACCTTGGGACAGCAAGTAAATCACACAAGGTCCACATTTACCAATCCAACAATCATTAAATTGGTATGTGTCATCAAACATTACCATGGTATTGGTGTGAAACAATGATTGTAATGCTAGTAGTTGTTTCATGTGTTCAATTTGGCAATTGACATTATTCATCTCAATTCCTTGTCTAGCATACTCAGCGATTTGCTTTTTGGTTATATCGCGGGTGGCAATTTCTCTTATGTCATATGTATAATCAAAATTGTCCAGATATACCAATGCAATATCTGTGTGCTTGGACGCAAACTCCCGGGCCCATGCACTGCCTGGTTGCACCACAAATTCAACATTGTCAAGGGTGTCTTGTAATCTAGTTTTAGCGTCATCTGACAAATCAACCGAGATCAATTTGGTTCCATGTTCCTGTGCCAAGTTTGCCAGTATTGTTGTACTACCTTCAAATCTGTCACTTCCAATCTCGACAAACACACCAGAAGTTTGCTCGGGCATGTGTTTTTTAAGTTGCTCAAAAATTTGTGTGCCCATTATGCTATCTTCATCCATTCCAGTTTCTCTGCTGAGAATGGATAGTTGGCTTCTTTGTAGAACTGTTTGCGTTTGGTCAGGTGCCGCTTGGCAAACTTGCAGGTACTGGTAATGTCCCAAATTTGCACATGATCTTTGTCTTCAGCTTTTCTTATACCTCGTCCAATACTTTGAATAACACGGACAAAACTTTTCCCGGGTTCAATAAGAACCAAATTAAAAATCCTAGGGATATTAATACCCACAGCGGCAACACCATAGGTAGCCACAATAATCTTATCAACACTGTCTGCAACTTCATCATATTCATCTTGTCTATCTTTTGCTTTGGTCGCACCGCTTACAAACACAGCACGATCGCCCAGGCGTTCTACCAATGCGTTGCCTGCGGCCACTCTATCCACAAGTACCAGTGTGTTGCCTGTTTCGTTTACTCGGCGTATGAGATCAGCCATGGTGTCCAGTCGGCCAGACTCTTCAAGCAAGTATTTAAGTTCCGATTGATACTCTTTATACTCCACGTGATCCACCAGTTGCACAATGTTCACATGACAGTTGGCCAATACCCCTTGCTGTTGCAGTTCATTAGCACTAAGGCGTCCAATAACAGGGCCAAGCCCTACTAGCAATGCTTGACTTTCAAACTTCTCTTTGGGTATAGTTCCAGTCAACCCCCAGCGAATTGGCACTCTAGCCATTACGCCAGTTAGCAAGGTTTTGAGTGCATCTGCTTTGGCCATGTGTACCTCGTCTACAATAACGCATACCACACCTTCCAAGAACTCACCAATGGTTACTTCACCTGTGCCTGCCTTGGTGTTCTTTAACAAGACATTTAGACTTTGCCAGGTGCAAATGGTATGTGTGCGTCCATACTCTTTTCTATCGCCAAAGAACACACCCACATCTTGCTCCATGTTGATGTAGTCTTTTTCTGTTTGTGTCACAAGACTCTTGTTGGGCACAATCACAATGCTTCGTCCATACGGTGTGACAGCATTTGATAGTGCCGCTGTCATGATTGTTTTGCCTGCACCTGTGGCCACTTCTTGCAGGCATTGTGGATTGGCCAGGAAGTTGTTCACAATATCAACTTGATAGTCCCGCATGACGATGGGTTGACCAACAGCAGGGTGACCTTTGGGCCATTTGATATGTGCAAACGAATCTTCACGCACCTGTTCAAACGCAAATGTGGTTGAATAATCTCTTTGATCATCTAGTTCAATATCATAATCAAATTTTTCTAATATGGGAATAATCTCGGGCAGTAAGTTTGTGTAAGTGCTACCACCCAATTGGAAGTAACTGACCTTGCCATCCCAGCGTCCCAGTCTAACTGCGGGCAGGTAACGGGCATAAGGCACATCATATTTGAAAGCATTAACCAAGGCCTTGCGCACATCCAAATCCAAGCCCTCCAACTTGATGTTGACTTCGTCCCGGATTTGTATTGTGCATCTTTTCATTGTGTTTATTGTACAGGGTTTGTGGGTGATTTGCAACCAAGCAGGCAAATTTATAACAGTACCTTCAAGGGCATTTGGTTGTTTTTTAATTGTGCTGTGATTTTGTTGTGATCTGGTGCCCGGCCAAATACCACAACACCAAAAATATCATGCACAGTCCAATTGGGAATGTTCCAGTGTTGACACCATGTGAGTTGTCGCGGAGCCCACCAAGACTCAAAATCTTCTACATCAATATCCTGCAAAAAATCCATGTCATCCAGGGCCACCATTATTTTTGGTCTAAGTCGTAACCAAGGTTTGGCAAGTTCGTGCATGCGATACGTGTCATCGGGCTCTTGATCTTTCCAATAGGAATAGGGAGATTTCCCCAATTCAGACCAGCGCACAAACACATCACCTGCACGGATTCGTGTGGTGGCACTTTGCATCCATTGAGGATCAAACGGCCGTTCTAACTGGCCAGATTTTTCTCTATAATCAATCTGCAAAAAATTCAAATTTGCCTCGACTCTTTTCTCACATAAATGAATATGCTCGTGAAAATCTAGCCAAGCGGGATCACCGTGATAATTGGTTTCGTAGATTCGGTGTATACTATTAAGATAACTTTGATCTTGTTGATGACACAGGACTTGATCGATCTCTACACCCAATCGACTGGCACAGGCCGCCAATTGTTCAACCCGATACTGATGTGTTGAATGCTCGCGGTAAAAAGGGTTGTCCCAGTCACGAAATGGCACTGGCACATATTGAAGATGTTTGTATATTTGTCTGTATACAGCGGCAACTGGGGTTGAGTCTAGAATTAAATCTACAACGTCGTTATTGGCAAAAACGATTTGCATAGTATATTTAAGATAAAAAAACAGGTACCTTGTTTAAGGGTACCTGTTATAAAACCTGGGCTGGAGCCAACCAATGCCCAGGGAAAGGGTCAATTTTGTGTGCTGATCTTGCGCACAATATATCCTTCGATTCGGTAGTATTCTACGTCGTCCATGTCACTTGTTGTAAACAACAAAAAGTCACCTTCATACACTTCGTACATCAGTATGTTTCCTTTACCAAGTCATATTGCTCAGCGGGCCATTTAGTTTTGAACTCTTCGCTCTTGACGTATTCATTGTATGCTTTGGCATCAAAAAACGTCTTGCGAAAAATTGCTTTGTACTCACCTTTAAGGGTTATGGTCAAGTAGATACTCTTTGCTTTGCCTGCCATATTATGCCACCTTCATACAAGTTGTTTCTGCTAAACGTTTCCAATTTAACACACTCATCTTGCGCAAATCTGCAATCTTCAATGCCATACGCAAAGATACTTCACGTAGACGTTCTTTGTTGGTGTGCATAAACTCAATGATGTCGTCTTGCACTGCCTCTTCAAACTCATAGTCTTGGAACAGAACACCGTCTTTGGCAATCTGTTTAATACGCAACAAACGATCACGCATGGTGTCCAAGGTCAAGTCCAGATAGTGACAGCGTGATTGCAATGCATCCAAGTGATCACGCAATTTTTGCGATTTCATTTGATCAAATTTCAAGTTAGTAATAAAGATTACTGAACCTTTGAACTCGAATCGATCTGGGATACCTTCACGGCGCAAAGCACTAGATTCACTCAACCAGGAGATAACACGTTTCTTACCGGAATCTAAGGCACCTTTCAGCAGGTTAAGTGCCACGTCATCTAGCAAAATGCTATCACAGTCGTCAAACACAATAACACAATTCTCATCTGAGTACTTGTAAAGTGTTTGGAACAAGCCGATTGGGGTGGCCGAACCTTTTACAACTTCAGCACGTAGACGTTTGCCTGCAAGTTTGTCAAACAAACATGCCTTTTCAATTTCTGTCTCAACACCGTAACTCTTGCCAACACCCGGAGGGCCTGACACAATCATAGCACGGATGTCACCGCTCACAGTGGCCTTGGTCATTTCTGTAAGAATGTCAAAACGCTCACGTATGCGATTCATCGCGTCCTCGTCAGATTCTGTCACAAGAACTGATTTTTCAAAATGTACTGTATTGTCTTTTGTCATGCCGTTAGTATACTCTATATCTGAAGGGTTGTCAACTGTAATACGGATTGTAGGGGCAAAGCCGGGAAACTGTCCTTCATTTTGGACTGTGACGTATCCACCTTTTTTACCAGTTTGAAATCCTTTTACAAGAGTAAAAGAAACATCTTGCACGGGTTGATTGCGATACACACCACGTAAAACTCGAATTGCACTCATAGTTGGCTCCTTTTTGTGCGGGTTAAAATTAACTGTCTATGCTTATATTATAGCAAATGACCATTAAATGGTCAAGTACTACAAAAGTATTACTTTTGTGTGATTTCATCAACTTTTTGCTCATATTCCAAGCGACTCAGTACTACTTGATACATGCAATATATCAAAAATGTAATACTTCCTATTGCAAGTAGATTAGTCAATTCTTTTGCAGTTAAAGTTGCAAACAAAAGTTGTATACCAACTGCAATGGTGGAAGTTACAACAAGAATGCCTGCTGTCTGTAATGCGGCTTTGAGTTTTAAATTCATATGTTTCCTTTGTTTCTTTATGTGTGTATTATAGCAAAAGACCGATTAGTTGTCAATTACACTAAAAGTATTACCTTTGGAAATCCACAAGACGTTGCACAAGAATGCCATGCTCTGCGTCCATTTCCTCATGGCTGAGATAGAAGTCTGTGGTGGGATCATAATAGCGTCCTTCTCGAGGATCATAATACAACACACGACCGCTTGCATATTTAAACGGACCTTCAAGTCCCTTGCGTGGACCATACTTTTGACGCATAAGGTCTGTTTCAAAACGATCTGCAATAATCCTGTAGCCCATCTGGCTCTCCTTTTTGCTCTGTATGCCGTAATTATAGCAAAATGGGAATTATTGGTCAAGTACTACTCTAGTACTACTTTTTATTGCCACAGTTGTTGCACTAAAGGGTCGTGTACATCTGCGGGTTTTGGGTTGCCGTGGAACACTACCACACTGGTGTCAGGCTTGATTTTTACCCCGGTGCCGGGTTTGAGATGTCGTCGTTTGGCAAAATCATATCCACCATCAAGACACTGCCAACGAAAACTTTCAAAACGAAAGTCATCCGCAAATCGTCGTTGATTTACGTCTAGTACTGCCCCCAAGTAGTCTTGATCTCCGGGATAACTTTTGATTGTGGCTTTGAAATCTGCTTGCGAGAACCGATCCCATATCCAACCGAACCGATCAACATTGAACCACATCATGCTGGAATTCATTGTAGTGGTATCTCTGCGTTGTAGATATCTAAAGTCTCTAATGGTCCAAAGATAATCTGTACTGAGTTCACGCACCCAGTTCAGTTGATTTGCGATTACTACATCTAGATCAAAATATAACATATTACCCGCAAAGTGTTCAGGGTTGAACAACTGCATTTTGTACCACCAAGATCGCTTGGGTCCGCTTATGCCCCAGTCTTCTAGGATGTGTTTGACCATGTGTGGCGGTACTGATCTATCATGTTCTGTATAAACATGCAAGCGTACCTCTGCTGTTAAATGGCGACACAACATATTGTACAAGTGTTCTACATACCGCCAGTTGTAGCCTGATCCGTGAATAACGCAGGCACAGTCAATGCGCCCAGGATTCTTTTTTGACATTAGAATTGAAAGATAATTTGATATTCGTCGTAAATGGGCAAATGGCCTTGACCGTACAAATAGTCAACTATACGACTGCCTTTTCCGGTGCGCCGATTGTTGTTGACCCAGCGCGAGTTGTCGTCAATTGCTACCACGCAACCCGGACGAATGTTGGGTTGTACTGTTAAGAATTCATTTAAATGATGCTGGGCACTGGCCGTGTCATCGTTCCAATCAACATCGTAACTGTCCAGATAAAACAAGTCCACTTGATCCAAGTCAGTTTGCTGTTGTAGCCAAGCCACGCTGTCACTAAGTGCAACCGAAAAGTTTGTGCTTGCAATGCTATTACGTGCGGCTTCACAAGCCTGACTGTCTATGTCTACACTACGCATTTGGCCGCCGTACAAGTCCACAAACTCTGTGAATAGTCTGGCACTTTGTCCGTCCATCCAGTTACCTGGTGTTCTCAGTGTGCCTGTTTCCACGATGTTGAAATTGCTTTGTTTTTGATTCAACAACAATCTAAAAATGATGTCAAAGCCCACAGCACGATTGTACATGCCGTCCACAAGAACCCCCTGTGTTCCGTCAAACCGAATGTTCAACAAAGGGTAATAGATTCGTCTGTAATGGTCAAGCCAGGTATTCATGTGTTTGTTTCCAGTGCTGGTGCCAGTCTACTTATCCATGTGCCTCGACGCAGTTCATCTAAAGTGTACTCTGTGTGACAAACTTGTACCAACCAAGTGTCTCGATCTCGAGTGTAAGGTCGTTCAATTTCCCCAAAACTCATGCCCACAGGATATGCCAGACTACTTGGTGCCACCACAGGACGCACTCCGGCTATGGCCGCTTGTATTCCCGGGCCTGAATTGTAGTTTACTAGGGCATGACAGTCATAATGCATATCAAAACTGTCATAAGTGTTGGGCACTCGGTTGGGTGTTTCTATAGTGACGCCTACAGGTAAATTGTCAAATGCCAATCGACAACGTGGATGTGGGCGCACGGTGACGGGACGATCTGTTGAATTCCGGAGTATTTGTAGTGTGCTGTGCAACCAGTCCGACATGTTCAAGCCAGACACTTGTAAACTGCGATCGTGTTGCAAGGCCACAATGATGTTGGGTTGAGAGTTGAATTGTGTGGCCAAACTGATTTTTAATTTCCGGGGTCGATCCCAATCCAAATTGACATGGTTTCCGTAGTAGCCGTCTGCTGTGATATTGTTCACAGCAATCTTCCAGGTGTCGCCACGATACAATGCCCCAATTTCAATTATGATCACTGGCCGACCTTGAGATCTATAATGTTCATATACTGCTTGATTGGCTGCCATCCTACCTGCCCACAATACACTCCAAATGACGGCGGCATCCGAAGTCAATGAGTTTTCTTGTGTTTGAATGCCACGGGCCTGTAAACAGTCTAGTACTGCACTCATGACTGGTTTGGAATTTTTTGCACATTGTAAAGGAAAATAGGCTATGTTTTTGATCATAAGTAATTTTTAATGAAGTACACTGTAATTACCACGTTTAACGAGTCGGGCTATAAACAATATGGCCAACGCATGATCCAAACCTTTCTGCAGACATGGCCGCAAGAAGTCACACTTGTGGTGTACGCAGAG